ATTACCCACAAACGCCTGAAGTAGCTCGTAATTCTGTTAAATCCCTAAATGCAGAAATTGCTAATCTTACCCCTTCGGCTTTAGTCACGATGTTTGAGATTGATATTTCTCAACTTGCGTTAGATTCCAATATAAATCTTTCACAAGACGCTGAATCCCAAGGAATTCAACAGGGTCAAGCAGAAGATGGTATATTGAGGTTCCATAATAACATAAAAGTTTTTAATTCTTATATTATATGGCAAGGTAAGACTTACTACCCTGCCCCGATAAATGCTTCAGGTTTTGAAACCACCACAAAAGGTGCTCTACCTCAACCGTCTCTTTCCATCACAGCAAATTCTGAAAACGGTATCGATCAGATAGCCCTTTTAAAATACGAAATAAGAAAAATAGGAGATATAGTTGGAGCTAAAGTAACAAGAAAAAGAACTTTTGCGAAATATTTAGATACGGTTAATTTTGGAACGAGTAAGCTGGCACGAGTAGGTAAAGAAAGTAATATGTTGCCTGCTGGCTATGAACCTGATCCTTATGCCTATTTGCCAGATGATATTTATTATATCGAAAGAAAACAAACAGAAAACAAAGTAAATTTAGTCTATCAGCTCTCCTCAGTGTTGGATTTAGAGGGAACAAAACTTCCCAAGAGAGTATTGTTGGCAGATAAATGTGTTTGGCAGTATAGAGGTATCGGGTGTTGGTACCAGCACCCGGAACAGGGAAGTGAATCCGGAGGAGGAGAATTACAAAATTATGCTACAGCCGATACTACTCCTGAAAATATAGAGATACCTATTTTAAAAAAAGCTAGATTAAAAACTTTAAGGAATGACGGTATAATAAAAGACTCGGATGGAAACAATGTCACAGAGAACTCGTCAAACCGTAAAAAACTCCAAGGGTGCGGAATGCTGCTTAATTCTCCCCCTGTAGCTACTGATTCTGATGATGATATAATTACTGAAGCATTACAAGACCAATCAGTAGACAATTTTTCTTTCGAGAATCTAGGACTTTTTAATAAAGAGTCCTCGGATGGTTACAAAATTGGAAATTATGTATATGTAGTGAAAGATTCAGTCAAATATTATTATGTTTGTAAAAAAACTATGAGCGCCGGACAAATTGTAGCACCGCCTAACACTGACTATTGGGTTGCTGATCAATGCTCAAAAAGTTTAACAGGATGTAGATTAAGGTGGGGAGCGCGAAATAGAAAAACTGCTAATAAAGGCGGTTGTCAAATTCAAATCGGACAATTACCATACGGAGGATTTCCTGCTGCTAAAAAAATAGCAAGAGGAGGGTAAAAAAATGAAACTCACTGAAGGTATAAAAAAATCAATAAAATTGCATTCTCTTAAAGAAGCTCCAAAAGAATGCTGTGGTTTAATCGTGTCTCGTGATGATTCTAATCAAGTTTTTAATTGTCGAAACGTTTCAGATGACCCCACCAAACATTTTTCAATCTGTACTCTGGATTATCTTAGGGCAAGTGACTCTGGGGATATAAAAGCTGTATATCACTCTCATCCATCTACCAGCGAGAAATTTTCATCCTACGATATGTTGAATAGTAAGGGTCATGATCTTTTTTATATCTTATATAATATCGAAAAAGATATTTTCTCTACATTTGACCCTAAAAAAGAAAAAACATTTATTCATGATAAACCTTTCGTAATAGGTAAAACTGATTGCTATAATTTTGTAACAGAATATTATAAGAGCTTAAATATAAATCTATCAGACTCTCCAAAAACGCGAGATGAAGAGTGGCAAAGTAAAATACCCAACTTGCCCGAGGAAATAGCGTCGATGAATCCCTCTCTCAGAGAGATTGATAATTTTTCATTGGCAAAGAAACATGACATATTACTTTTTAAAATGGTTCCCGGAAAAAAAGCTAATCATGCCGGTGTATACCTAGGGGATAAAAAAATAATTCATCGCCCTAGAAATATGTATACGACAATAGAGAACATGTCTGAAAAAATCATAAAAAAAATCTATAAAATTTATCGTAATGAGCAATTTAACTAACATTAAAGTTCATGGCATTTTAGCTGAACAATTAGGAAGAAAGGAATGGAAACTTTCGGTAAACAGTGTTTCTGATGCTATCAGAGGTGTGGAAGCCAACTGTAAAAAGTTTTACAAAACCCTTTGGGAGAATGATAGAAAAAGTATAAAATATAGAGTTCTGATAAATAAAAAAGATTTTGCAGTTGAGGAGGGGAAAGACCCCAACACCTTAGAAGGTCTCGGTTCCTCTGAGCTGATGTTAAACAACCCTAATATAAAAACAATCGACATAGTGCCGGTTGTGGAAGGAGCGGGAGGAAATGCAATGTCAATCATCACTATTGTTGTAGGTATAGCTCTTATAGCTATAGGGGTAGGAGGAGCTCTGATAGCAGCAGGTAAAGTAGCAGGTGGTACTATGATGGGATCAATGACTGCGATGCAGGGGGCTATGGTTGTTGGCGGTTTAGGTTTAGTAGCTGCCGGTGTCACAAACCTCCTAACACCTATGCCTAAATTCGGAGATTTTAGAGAAATAGAACAAGGGGGATCAAAATCTTATCTTTTTAACGGTCCCGAAAATACAATTCGAGAAGGAGGTCCGGTATATGTAGCTTACGGAAGATTACTTGTTGGTAGTCATGTTATACAAAGCGCTGTAGATACTCTAGATATAGATGCAGAAGTACAGCCTAAAGACGAATGGGGTAACCCCACTGATGGGCTAAAATATTCTTTTAACCCAAGTATACCTATAAATACAACAAATTGGAACGGAGGAGAGTAATAAAAAATGGGATCTAAGAAAAAACCTAAAAAAGCACGTAATCCAGTAATAGATGTCTCTGCAGTAAGAGTAGACTCAGATTCAAACGGAGTACCAGAGTACGTAACGTCTCGCTCTTACGCTGAAATTGTAGATTTAATTTCAGAAGGACCTATTGAAGGAATAACTAGCGGTAACTATAGTTATACTAGAAACGACAATGTAACAGGTTATCAAAAAGTAGAATTCACTCATTACACAGCAACAGGGATAGACCCTAGTAGCGCAACTCAGTCAAAAGAGCTTGGATTTTTAAAATCAGTTTATTGGAATGAAGTACCTGTTGTAGATGACAGCGGATTTTACAATTTCTCCTCAGTTAACTTAAATTATGTAAAAGGTAACCCTTCTGGAGATATACCCGAAGCAAATGCAAACCTTCCGACTTTCGGCGTTGTAGGTTCCAGCAGAATAATGGACCTCTCAATCAACAGAACGATAGGAGAGAGACTTTATGGACCTGAAATTAAAGGAGGAGACGATTCACCCACTAACACCAAATATGCAACATCAAAATCTCCAATAGATAAATACGCGAAGACTTATAGTATACTTAATAAAGAATGTAATGAAATTATAGTTCGTGTAAAAGTACCATCACTACAAGAAAATTTACAATTCGGCGAAAAAACTTATAAAAAACGACAAGCAGCGACAGGTTATGGAGACCAAAAAGCTCGCATTATAGAATATAGTATTTTTTATCAGCCTATGTTCAATGATAGGTTCAACTCAAATAAAACGACAAGTGATACATTATCCCAATTCTCCACTGAATCTTGGGAGCTTGCTAAAAATGAAATAATAGAAGGTAAGATAGAAGAAGGATATATTAGATCCACTACCATTGATCTTTCAGACAAAGGATTTCAAGATAAAGATAATTTCGAAGGATGGAGAATAAGAATAGTAAGAACGACCCCGGAATCTATTACTTCCTTTCTAAGAAACCAGTCTTTCGTAGATTCTATTGTTGAAGTTTATGGAACAAAATTAAGATACCCTTACTCATCCATGGTCTATTCTTTATTTGACGCAAGGTCCTTTCAAAGAATACCTTCCAGAGCATATGATGCGAGATTACTAAAAATAAAAGTTCCCAATAACTATAACCCATTATTAAAAAGTTATGGAGACAGTTCTGAGTCCATGGCATCTAAAGTTCAAGGGATAGCAGTAGGTGAAGCTACAAACTCAGACACAACCACTAATGGCGTTATATGGACCAGAAATAACGAAAACGCTACTGTAGAATGGGACGGTAATTTTGCTGAAGATTTGATGTGGACAGATAATCCCGCTTGGTGTTTCTATGATTTGATTACTAACCCTAGGTATGGATTAGGAGAATTTGTAGATGCGTCTCAAATAGATAAATGGGCACTCTATGATGTAGCAAAGTACTGTGATGAACTTGTAGATGACACTTATGGCGGGTTTGAACCGCGTTTTACAATTAACTATATAATTACATCCCGAGAAGAAGCTTTTAAAGTTTTAAATGATTTATCTTCTATTTTTAGAGGTATAGCGTACTACAGTAATGGTAGTATTTTTTCATCTCAAGACA